CGTGGTACTAAAGTTCATCATATGTGTGAGGACTATCTAAACAATGTTGCATTTAATTCGCCTATGGATTGGGAGAAACATAAGAAACATTTTCTACCGTATTGTCTATTCAGCGAATTGCGAGATAATGCATTAACTTACATAGACAACATCTATGCTCAAGAAGCTGGATTGTATAGTGACAAGTATAAGGTAGCAGGCAGAGTTGATTGTATTGCAGAATACAAGGGTGTGCCATCTATTATAGATTTCAAAACGTCAACCAAAGAACGTAAAGATGAGTATAACGAAAGTTATTACATTCAAGGTTCTGCGTATGCTGAAATGTATAAAGAACGTACAGGAGTAGATATTTCTCAGGTGGTTATTTTGGTGGTAACAGAAGATGGAACTGTTCAAGAATTCATCAAACAAAAACATGACTATCTTGGCACTCTTGTAGAAACAATTGCAGAATGGAATGACCAACAAGAAGCATGGGATAATCAAAGAGACTATTCAAAAAGTCTCCCAGACAGTTTATAATTTATTAGGAAAATAACATGATTAAAAAAGACACACTTGTATCAGTAGTGACACCAGCTGGTGAATTTGTTGGAGAGTTTGAAGAACAGACCGAAAACTTTGTTACACTTCGCAATCCCAAAATGATTATTCACGCTCCAGATAAACAAATGGGGTTTGCTCGTGGAGTATGTTTAACTGGCAAAGAAAATCCAGAGGAAGTAACTTTTTCTGCTGGTGGTGTTATTTTCATTACTCCATCAAATGATGATATTGTAGCTGCTTACAAAAAGATGACCTCTAAAATAATAACTTAGGTTCTTGACTTTTTGGTACTGATATGGTACTATATAAATAGAATACAATTTGTTGATGCAAGTTGAGAACTGAGCTGGACGGGGGTGCGAATCCCCCCAGCTCCACCACAAACACATTGGAGAATAACATGGATTGGATTACAGCAGACCTTATAGATGCAATAAATGAAACATCTTGGTTTGATGGTATCGGAACAATAGTTGTTCTACTTATTGCTTATGCAGTTTATAAGTGGATTAAAAAGAATATCTAGTGTAGTTGTGATGGGGCTGAATAGGATCGACAGGCAGGGGTAGATGAGTGGAGAATTGTCGGGTGACTCCGTTATTAGTCAAAACTGTAACTGCAAACTATAACTTTGCACATGAGGATTATGCGCTAGCCGCATAATTGCTCGGGGTTTCGGTGAGTGACCTAGCAACAGAACACTCACCACTTTTTTATAATGTTTATAGGAATATATTTTGGCATTTACGACATCAAAAACATTCACGATTGCAATAGAAAATATTGCTAAAGAAAAAAATCTTAATCACATGGATGCAGTTTTATATTACTGTGATAAAGAAGGCATTGAACCTGATTCAGTTGGCTCTCTTATTTCCAAAGGACTGAAAGAAAAAATTGAAGCAAATGCTAGAGAGTTAAACTTTCTACCCAAAAGAGCCCAACTGCCTATATAAAGAAAGACCTTGTAATGGAAGCAATTGACACCTATTTAATGTATTGTGCAATGAAAGCACACTTTGGTAAAACTGATTATGATTTTGTTACCTATCATGGCAAAACTCGTATTAAACGAGATTCTTTCTACAAAAGAAAGGATAGAAGTTTCTTTGTCAAAATTTCACGAAAATACAAAACCGAAGAAAACATAAAGAATTACTTTGTCTCTAATTTTATTAAAGACGGTAAGGGATATGTATCAAATTTTAGTGATGAAAACTATGAGGAATGGAAAGACAAGAGAGCTAATTTTTACAATCAATTTACGTTAGAGATTAGCCCTCTGGTTAAAAACTTCAATCCTTTGTTTGTTATTAAAGATGATGAACACCCCATATTACTAAAAGAGTATCTTGGAAAAAGAGTGTCATTAGAAACTCTTATCATTCTTGACGAACTGGTGGAGTTTAGTAAAACGTGGAATAAAAAATTGTCTGAAGATTACATATGGCAAGATATTAAAAAACTTATGAATAATTACAAAAGGTTCTTGACTTTAGACAAGGAAAGGTATAGAATGAACTTATTAAATCTAATAGAAGGAGTTTGATTAAAATGGATTTAGGTGAAGTTGTTACCGCTGAAAGGGCAGAAGTTGCAATTAAAGCGCTAGACGTTGTTGAAGCAGAAAACAAGGAACTCATTAAACGAGTTAAGAAATTAGAATTTGATTGCGCTGAGCTGTCAAAAATTAATTCTGAATTGAGTGAACGAGTTAAGAAGCTTGCATCAAGACAACCATCTTGGCCAAAAGGATTTCGTCCTCAAGGTCGTAGGGATCACAACAGGAGAGATGACAGACGATAACTAATTTGCTGGTATAGTTAAACGGTATAACAGTTGCCTTGTAAGCATCAATTCTAGGTTCGATTCCTTGTATCAGCACCACACTACAATAAAAGAAAAGAGGGCATAACATGGTAAACAAAATACTAACACTAACACTAATTGCACCAAATAGAAATACGCCCAATAGTAATATGCGGTGGTTTGCTCTTGTTCTTGCATTGATGAGTGTTATGCTTCTTGCATCAGGAAATGTTAATGCTCAATGGGTGGGTTGGTTATTGTCTTTAGTTGCTTGTGCGTTTTGGGCAAACTTTGCAAGGTTAGACAAAGATACACCACGAATGTTAATGGAATTATTTTATCTTATGGCATCTATATGGGGGATATACAATTGGCTATAGAAGTAACACTTAAAGACCGTATGGGAAGTGACTTATCTGTTGTTAATGCAGCTAGAGTATCTTTTGATAAAGAATCTGATTGGGATAAGTGTTTTGATGGTGAAACTCATGAGGGTCTTCTTAGTCGTGGCGACCAACGACTTATAGCATATCTTGCAAAACACAATCATTGGAGTCCATTCGGTCATGCATCAATGCAGTTTAGAATCAAAGCTCCTGTATTTGTTGCAAGACAATTAGTTAAACATCAAATTGGTTTAACGTGGAACGAAGTATCTAGAAGATATGTTAGTGATGATCCATCAATCTATTATCCTGATACATGGAGAGCAGCTGCAACAGATAAGAAACAAGGTTCTGATGAAGAAAAGACTGTAGAGTATATTAAGGATAGTTATCCTGATGATGAGGACATAAGAGTTAGCTCTGTGTACAATAAAGCTGTTGAACACACAGTTAAAGCTTATGATATGTTAATTGAGGGTGGTGTTGCGCCAGAACAAGCACGAATGGTTTTACCTCAGTCTATGTTTACAGAATGGTATTGGTCAGGAACACTTTATGCGTTTGCAAGAGTGTGTAATCTTAGATGTAAACCAGACGCACAAATTGAAACACAAATAGTTGCAGATGAAATTGATAAAATTGCAAAGGAGTTATTTCCTGTAAGTTGGGAGCAGTTAAGAAAATGAAAGCTTTAGTTATTGGTAATGGTGAATCGCGCTCGTGGTTTAATCCAAGTAAAAACAATATTGGTTTGGACGAAGTTAAAACGTGGGGTTGCAATGCAATTCATCGTGATGGCGTAGTAGACAATCTTGTTGCAGTTGATTATGGAATACAACAAGAAATTGTTAAATCTGAATATCCACTTGAAAATAAATGTTGGTTTACAAACTGGTCTGTTGTTCCAGATTTTGTAGCAGACACAATGTTCATGGGATATAACATACCCGAATCTTTTATTCATTATAGTGGAGATGGTCTAACTGGTAAATGTGTTATCTCAGGCAAAGACCCTGCTACTCTGCAAGAAAAAATTGATACAGCTATGCACATGAATCCAGACTTAGATGCAGATGACCTTCGTATGAAAATGGAAAAGGACTCTGGTGTTTGGATTACCTATGTTACTGGTGAAGAAAGAATTTGTCCTGTTGGAGAATACATGGGGGGTTGGTCTGCGGGCAGTGCTGCACTACATTTAGCATGTGATCCACCTATGCACGAAACACTTGGCAGATTTCCTGTTAAACCAGATGAAGTTTATATGATTGGATATGACCTATCAACATATGCTAAACCACTAAATAACATGTACAAGGGTACAGAAAACTATCTTCCAGCAAACGCAAAAGGATTTAGTTCAGTAAATTGGGGTAAACAGCTAAAGGGTATTTTTCATGAATTTTGTGATACTACTTTTTATTGGGTTGACGCAACAGAAGAAGGTAAGACGTTGGCAGATGTATTTCATCTAAAAAATATAATACATATTGGTAAAGATAAATTATGCGAGGAGTTGAAAATAACATGAGTGGAGTTCCTATATTTCCAACAGGGATTGTAAAACAGTATAATAGTCCAATACCATTTATGGAGACTATTGATCTAAATCAATTTTCATATGAAACATTTAAAGGTTCAACAAAACTAAGAACGGAAAAATATTTAAATATATTGCTTAACCCAGCAATGAAAGACATTGCAACATGGATTGAAATGCAAGCTAAAGATTACCTAGACAACGAACTTGGTTTAGAATACGAGGAGTTTTTCTTTTCAGAAAGTTGGTTAAACATTAGTGGTAAGGGTGGCAAACAAGGAATACACAATCACTCTAACTCAATCATTAGTGGAACATATTATTTAAAGTCAGAGGACGGACACCCACCACTTGAATTTTACAGGTCAAAGTACGATAGTGTACCATTCATATCTCTTACTGAACACTACAAGCAGGGAAACCCAAATACAGCTTCTAAGCTGTCGTTTCCTTGCACACAAGATTCTATGATTGTCTTTCAATCTCAACTCTATCATGGTCATGTACCAAATGATCTTGATAAAGAACGGATTGGACTTTCTTGGAATGCTCTTGTCAATTTTAGACAAGAAGACAAAAGTATATATAGAGTAAGATTTGTTCAAGAAGATACTTGACATTTCTGATACAACTGTATATAATACTATATTAACATACGAAACATACATTCACATAAGGAGAAAAATATGTCGTTAAGTTCACTCAAGAAGTCTAATTCATTAGACAAACTGCTTGGAGCAGTCAAAGAAGAAAACGCACCACAAGAGAAGAAGTCCTACAAGGATGAACGAATCTGGAAACCTGTGATGGATAAAACTGGTAATGGCTATGCTGTTATTCGTTTCCTTCCAGCAGTTGATGGTGAAGATATGCCTTGGGCAAAGGTCTGGAATCACGCATTTCAAGGCCCAACTGGTCAATGGTATATTGAGAACTCTCTTACCACACTCGGTCAGAATGACCCAGTATCAGAATTAAATTCAGAACATTGGAATTCTGGTGTGGAGTCTGATAAAGAGATTGCTCGTAGGCAGAAACGTAAGTTGCAATACTTCTCTAATATTTACGTTGTCAAAGATGGCGCAAATCCTGAGAATGAAGGCAAGGTATTCCTTTATCGCTTTGGTAAGAAAATCTTTGATAAGATTATGGAAACCATGCAACCTGCATTTGAAGATGAAAGTGCTATAAATCCTTTTGACTTCTGGCAAGGTGCTAACTTCAAGTTGAAGCTTCGTAAGGTAGACGGTTATTGGAACTATGACAAGTCAGAGTTTGAAGCACCATCAGCATTGTTTGACAATGACGATGAGATTGAAGCAGTATGGAAGAAGGAACACGCTCTTTCAGAGTTTACTGCTCCAACAAACTTCAAGTCATATGATGAGTTGAAAACTCGTTTGGATATGGTTCTTGCTGGAACTACTAAGGTAGGAAGTGCAGCTGCAATTATGGAAGATGCTCCAGTAGCAACTCCAAAAGTTGATACTGCTCCTGCTCCTGCACCATCAGTAACACAAGATGATGAAGATGATACTATGGATTATTTTCAGAAACTTGCAAACGAATAGTAGAGATACTAGTGTGAACAGCCCCCTACTGAGAAATTAGTAGGGGGTTTTTGTTTTAAAAGGAGTAGTTTACTGCGTTGACTGTCGGGTTAGGATTTGCCAAAGGTGTACTAATATGGGACACACTAGAATTTGAATTACTATTAACATTAGTTGATGGTGCATTAACCACTATTGGAGCTCCACCACCAGTTGACTTGTTTAATTTTGATTCACGCATTTTGGCAAGGAATTCCTCTTTTTCTCGTAGCTGCCGCTCCAATTTTTCGCTGCCAGCAATTGCTCTAGCTGAACGCAACCCAGACTTGGGCCGTGCTGGATCTCCCCCACCACCACCAAACATTGAACCAATTGTACCAAGGAATCCTTTTGACTCTATATTACCGCGGCCGTATTCAGCATCACCATATTTAAGTTTAGCAGATGCTTTTCCCATCCCCTTTCCCTCATCATCACTGCTAAATGGATTTAGTGCGCTTATAAGACCAGATGGAGAAGGCATCATTGCTTTAAGGTCAGCAAATGATGGGAAGATGTCTTTAATTGCTTGAATTGCTTTAGATATAATACCGTCTTCGCCAAACAAGAAATCACTCAAATCAAATGGTTCTCCTTCGAATATATCAGAGAAGTCGAAGAACTCTTTTACGGAAATCACTAAATCATCAAACTTTTTTATAGCCCAATTTTTTGTGTCTGTAAAAAATTTCATAATAGAACCACCTACGGAATCAGTTCCCTCAAGTCCAAATACTGCAGCAATTAGGTTAAAGACAGTAGTAACTATATTATCTATAGTATCTATAAAAAATGTTGTTAACGAACCAAACAATTTCGTAACACCACCAAGAATATCACCTTCTGAAAACATATCAAATGCTTCACCTATTCCAGCAAACACTAATTTGATACTTTCCCATTGTTTGATAAATGAATCTCTAATAATAGGCCATATTATGTCTTTTATAAAAACAAATAATTTAACTAGTGGGGGTACAATAACATCTTTAATAAAATTGAAGATATTTACAAGTGCTGGAAGAACATCGTCTATAAGAACTTTTTTTGTTTGATCCCAATATTTACTGTTTAAAAATGCTACAGCTGCGAGTGCAAATCCAGCAACTAGGGTGCCTTGGAGTACTTTCATTATACCTTTCTGAGCGCCCCTTGCTTTATCCTTTGCAGCATCTTTCACGTTATTAAACAAACCCCCAATACCCCCAGCCATTTTTCCAAGCAGACCTTGATTTGTTTTTTCGAGTGCTCGTTGTTTTTCTTGAATTTCTTTTCGTGCAGCTGGATTATCGGCATTTTTTAACCTTTCTGCTAATGCAGCTTTTTGAATTTCGTAACTTAGTTTATTATATTCTGCACTATCTGTTGCTTCTTGACCATTTGCTTCAAGAGCAGTTTTCATTGCTTCTAATTTTTCGTTAGCAGTTACCTCTGTGGTTCTTGCTTTGTCTTGTTGCGCCTTTTGGGCGTTTTGATATGCTAATGTTCTTTTTTGAAAATCAGCATTCTGAGCAGGATCGCCACCGCTAGCTTTAATTTCTTCTTCTAGTTTGTCTAACCCTGTTTTTTGGTCATCTAATTGTTGCTTCTGGTCTTTTCTAAGTTGTAATTCCTCTACAGTAATACCATATGAATCAGCAACAGACCTAGACACTTCTGATGATATGGCTCTCTCTTGTTTTCCTTTTTCTATGAGCTCTTGATGGCGGGCCTTGAGTGTGTTGAAACCGTTCTTGCCGGTGAACTTCTTTGCCTTTTTTGCATCTTTCATAGATTTTCTTGACGCTGCCAGCAATTCTTCACGATCTTTTCTAACTTTATCTGCCTCGGCTTGCCGACCCTCTTCCACTTTTTGGATAGCTTTATTAAGACCACTTATTGATGAAACTATTTCTTCGTCTGCCATCTGACTGTCCTATTTTTTAGGTGGTGTTTTTTTAGACATTGCTTGTGCGCCAAAGAACGCGGCAACAATACCAGCAACAGCAATAAAGTATACTCCTGCCATATCACCTAGTATCTTTGCTGCTGAATCAATACCACATATAACTGATATAACAACACACGCTGGATACAACAACATGCCTGCAAGTGCAAACCATGCCATGTTGCGTTGT